GTTACGTTATTTATTATTTGTTTATTGCTAAAAGTTGAATTTAATTTCTTTCTACTACTTGTATTGATGCTCTTGAAAAAGTAATAGAGTAAGATAAGCTTGATGTTGCGTATATAGATATAGTGTATAAAGGAGATAGTTAAACCTCGCCTGTTAGCTAATCTGATTTAAATTTATTTCATAAAAAAAACCACCTCTATATGAGGTGGTTTGTATTTATTTGTTAATCTTATTTGATTACTTCAGCTTCTAAAGACGGGCTTTCAAATGACACTTCTGTTTTATCTTCTGGCTTAGAAGTGAAGAACTCGATAGCTCCTCCGATAATTACACACTCTTTAAAAGAGTAAGCTCCTTTTTGACGACCTACTTCTACCGCTTCTAATAACGTGATAAGTGCCTTTTCAAACGGTGTTTTTTCTTCCATGATTCTTCTTTTTATTTTGTTAAATATTGAAGTACAAATCTACCGTATTAAATTAGCTATTGCAAGTAAAATTTAATTTATTTACTTGACGTAGTCTTATTAGCTTGCTTTCTTTTAATTTCTAGCTCTTTAGTTTTATGATTCATCATATCTCTATGTTTAGTCATATCGTTGTTTACTTGTCCATGCTTTAATAACATCTCTTCTTGAAACTTAGAATACTCTAGATCATCATTTGAGTCGTCTTCAGATTGAACTAAATCTTGACCTGATTGTTCAATCTTAAGCCTATCTGTTTCTGCTTGAAGCTCAGCAATGTAACGCTTAGTTTCGTCAGTTCTGTTAAATTGCTCAATATCAAGTTCATTTCTAGTAGCGGCTAATTGCTCGTTAGATTGAATTTGCGTCTCTTGCATTTTACGAGCCTCTTCAGATTGTTTCTGCATTGATTCATTTTTGTCATTCTCAGCTTTTTCAATCATTCTCTGAACTTCTCTAATAGAAGGAGAGTTGTAAATTTTCATAGCGGTAGAGAATGAAAGCATTTGGTTTTGTAATCCCATTTGAACCATTCCGTCAAGTTTTTGTTGCATCTCATTGATAGCGTCTTCATTTGAAACTTGCAATCCGTATTCTTCTTCAGCAAACTCATCTCCGTCTATTTCCATTAGTTTTCTGGTCATATCGTCAGCAATGTATGCAAACTTAACTTGATTCCCTTTTGAAGCAATCTTGATTGTCTCTAGAAGTATTTGAAAGCATCTTTTCTTACAGTAATCATGCAGTGTGAATAATTCTTCTGTAATGTGATTAGATTGTGATACAGATCTTTCTACACCTCCTACAGTTTCTCTATTATCTACCTGACCCATACGTTGTCTAGATACTCCAATTATCTCGTCCATCTGAGCTTTAGCAAACTCCATCATTTGAATATGAGTCTGAATAAAATCTCCAACTTTCTGTTCTAATACTCTTCCAGTTGTATTACCTACGGCACCTGCTAATTTACCTTTGGCCATACCTCTGTTTCCTTCCTTGAATGAATCTACTACAGCTATACCGGATTTGCGTGCGAAGTATAACCATTTAGTTACATTCCATCCTTCTGGTATCTTAGCTAAATCTAATTCAACAATAGAACCTAAGTATTTAGACAAAGCTTCATTTACTCTATACCACGAAATGTCGTATAAGTATTGAAATGGCTTAGACCTCTCTACCAAAGAAACAGCTCCCTGTTCGTTGGTGTTGTAAACTTGTCCGACAATTCCAGATGAATTGTAAGATGGCTGATTGATTTTGTTGTATTGAATCTCTTTAGGTTTAATCTGTAGGTAAATCTCTTTTCCTATCTTAACACCTTTCCACCATTCATTAACCCAGAATTTTTCACCAGTCTCTCCTCTTTCTTTATCAAGAATATAATCAGGACTTCTGAATTTAATCTGCTCTTTACCCATGTCGTCAAAAAAAGTAACTTTAAGTATTTCTTTTTTAGATTTCCATAGCATACGTAACACTCTAATGTTTCCATTACCGTCAGTATAAGTATTCTTAGATGAATTGGACCAAACTCCTGATGCGCCTAAGAATGCGTTTACAGTTTCTCTTTGCATCACTTCATAATTATGCATATCATTGAAAGCGTAATTTTCTCCATCTGAATCTTTCCCAGTTCCGCCGTTACTTTCAGTGTCAAGCAAATCTATTTCTTTAGACTTTAAGTCTTCGTAGAAGTGATCTTGAACTTTACCGGGGCTCCAGTAGTCATCGATGACAATAATATCAGCGTCTTCAATTTTGTTAGATGTTCCGGATCTTAATGTATGCACGTTAAGTGGATTTAGTTTCTCGAAAGTAACCTGGCCATTAACGATGTCGGTCATATAGATTTCTTCTCCCATGATAAGAGCATCTTTAAATCCTTGTTGGAATTTAACCTTCATGTCTAGAGACTCAATATGGTATCTCATGTACATGTTAGCTCTTTTCTCTCTTACGTCTTGGTAGTCGTAATTAATGTAATCACTGAATGCTTTCATGTCTTTCTCTAATTCCTCTTCAGGTCTAGTAGATTCCAAGTATTCATTTAGTTTCTCTTGAACAAGTTTCATCTTGTCTTTTGAAATCATAGCAATTGTGTCTGGATTAGTTAAATTAACTGACCAGTCAAACTTGCGCCTCTTCTCCTCACCAATAAGAACATTGATTCTTGGCGTAACAATAGGGTAGTGTTGAATCTTATCCGGAACAAACATCTTTTCGATGTCTCCAGGATTAAGGATTAGCTTCATATCGGAAGGGTCTAAAACTCCATTATATAGATTTAGATTGATTCTTTTACTTCTTAACCTTGCTCTAATATTTCCACTATGAATGAAACTGTTATTGTCAGCAAAGTCAAGATTAGCTTTTCTCCACTTTTTATCCTTCTTATTGAATGGGATTTTTTGTTTAGGAAAATTATTTAATGACATATCTTTTATTTTAATTTAACGAATTTATACTTTTATACCTATTTAGTTGATAGTACCTTATGGCTTTTTAAGACCATGGATTGTTATCACCCTGCATAGTGCTTAATGCCTTTGCCCAATTGGAATCTAAAAATTCATCACCAGTCATAGAGTTAATCTCCATGTTATTCTTGTCCTCATATTTATCTACCGTTTTAGCTCTATCTTCTCTTAGAATCATTACCATATCCATGGCAGAAACTCTATCTGCATTTATATCTTGGTTCCATGCGATACACTCTTTAACATAACCAATACTTCTAATTCTTCTTAAGTTCTGTACAAACGTAGTTTGCATATCTCCATTCTCTTCGTCGTATAACTCAATCTCATATTGTGACATCATCCATTGACGTTGAAGAGTTTTACCTAGTTTAATCACTTCCTTAGTAGTACGTGTTCCTTTAGCTCTATTTCCATGTAGAATAGTCTTAGCTACGTACATGTCTTTTAAGATCTCAGGTGTATCTGACAGCAAATGTAATGCATTATGATTAGAAAAGTACGTGAACAGTCCTTTTAAATTGCTCTCGTAATTTGCTTCTGCGTTGAAATACATGGTTAGCCTGAGGCAGATTTCATAGAACTCTTCGGCCAATACTGGTCTCGCGGTATATTCTGCCACAATCTTGTCTGTCCACATGTCAAACACAAAGATAGACGCTAAGGACCCATTCACAGTGTAGTCATTATCAATAGGGTCAATTCCGGCAATGTATCTTCCGGAGAATACTTTTCCATCTTTACCTTTCTGTGGCATATCAAAGATTTCCACAGCTCCATCAGATTTACCACCTTTTACAACGTATGGAAATTCTCGTATTGGTGTGATGCTTGGATCTGGCGCCCATGTAACCCCACCTTTATTGTCGTAAGATAACTTACCAACCCAGTGCTCGTCCACGAAACGGTCGATATTAGGCATTATATCTTCTAAGTAATCTCTCAAGTCCCCTACAGGAAATGCAGAGCCTTCAGTCCTCATAATAGCTTCTTGAGGAGTGGTAGGATGCTCAGCTTTCTTCTGTACAATTGCATTAGGATCTGATGCTCCATATTTAGTTTTAAGTCTGTCTTTGACTGTTAAGATTAAAGCTCCAACTACATCACTGTTTCCATTTTTGTCGTACTTTCCTTTGAAGTTCATATAAGTTCCAAAGAAGAATGAACATCTTCCTCTACCGCCTGTGTTCTTATCGAATACGTTAGGTAGTGAATAAATATTATAACCATCTCCATTGTAGAATATCTCTTCCAAACCATCAAAGGCTGCACCTTCAGTACCACCGGTTCCATAAGCATTCATAATTCCAAAGGCAAATCCATCTTCTTCTACTGATGGTCTAGCGATACCCCAAGCAACCAAGAAGTTGTCGAACTTTCCTGCTTCTTCCCATTCAATTAATGAACCCCTTTTTCCTCTTGCTTTTTCCGGGTCATTCTTAAGCGTAACTCCCATTACTTCATTTAGAGTTCCAACATCTGTGCCAGTCTTAGAATCCTTGCGACCCATCTTCCAGTGCATGTCATTTAGAGAGTCTTTTAAAGACCTAACTCCAGGGAATCCAGTATTTATAGCACAAAAGTCTGCAATGGCTAGAAACTTGTTTAAAACACCATCCTTGGTTAAGTATTCTTTCTCATTCGCTACAGCATAAGATTTAATTTTATGTCGTGCTACTTCTGATTCTCCTAAGATAAAGTTACGAGCCATTTTAGATCCACCTTTAAATGAGAATCCAGAACCCCTCTTCTTAAGAGTTGCAGTATGTTTACCTGCATTACGTGCTTGCTCTAAGTAATGATAGAATAAGTAATCTCCATCATACACATTAGGAAATGCTTCCACACGACCTGCTCTTTGTGTTCCTTCAACAACTTCTACTTTCAATATTGGAGAATAATTCAGATAAAAGTAATAAAATCCTGGGATCCACTCTCCATCTGATGGCCTGAAATGACCTTCTCTACATCTTCTGGCTTCTTCTTTCCAATACTTAAAGTACTCACTGTTAGGATTTCTATTAGGAAACAACCTTGTGTAAACTCCATGCTTCTCGAAATGAATAGCTGCTTCTCTAAAGAAATCCATATCTTCTAAGATGTGAGGATTTGTTATGTCTACAACAATCTTACCATTAGGATCTAAGTTTCTTATCTTGGCTCCAGGTATTGCAGCAAAAGTTGGCAACGCCGGGTTATCCCAACGTTCTAAATTTCTAGCGTATAATCTAGTTGGTGAGGATAAGTTCTGCAAGAACATAATAGAGTCTAGCATTTCAAATAGATCTGCTTCTTCTTCTTTGTTCATGTGTGACATCAGATCAGCTGTTAAGTCTGTCTGTGTCTTATTGAATTTTCTATAGTTATCCATTAGATTCCTTCATTATCAAAGACTCCTCCATTCTTGGACCCTTGAGATTTAAGTTCTTTCTCTTTCACAATCTCTTGTTCAATCTCATTAAGAGCTTTAACTAGTTTTGGAATCTTCTCTACTGAAGCTACGATCTTACCAATGTCAAACATTGGTTTGTTATTCTTGTCTCTCTCATTGACATCAATGTCGTCTAGGAATTTAGAGATCTTTTCTATCACTCCACGAGTGCTCTTAAGCATTTGAGTTGACGTGGTTGTGGATGCCTCAATATAAAACTCCATAGCCTCGTCAATATATAGCGGCTTAATCCAGTTAGGATCCATCATTAAATCTCTTAAAACAAACTCATGTCTCTCTTCTAAATCTAATACGTACATGTAATCAGATCTATCGTCTGACATATAGAAAACATAAGATAGCTCTTGTACTGCTTTCTCTTTGTCTTTAGATTTGTCGTTAAGCCATATCTCTTTAAAAGGCTTTAACATTAGTGCTTGTGGTGAGAATGTCACCACAAAGTTTTTTACTTCGAATACGTTCATCTTTCTCTCTTTAAAATGTGTTTACAAATATAAACAAAAAAAGGGACCTTTACAAGTCCCTTAATTTTACACTATTTCTTTAGCCGCTCTAGGCTTTCTTGTTCTCTTCTTTTTAACTGGTTGAGCAGTTAATACTGGCTCGTCTTTGTAGACGATATCTCCAAGTTCTTTAAGCCCTCTTTCTAATCTGTTAACTGACTTGTTTGTTACTACTGCGCTAATCAATACTGATAATACAAACAGCACTTCTAACACTACTAAAATAATTTGATCCATAAGTTATTTATTTTTTTTACTTATACTGGTTTAACTTCTTCTACTTCCTTTGCTAAAATATCTTCTGCCGGCACTACTGCTAATGCTGATTGAAATTGCTTTCCAAAAGCAACAGCTCCTCTTACTTCAATGTTTTGAACTTCATTTGCTTCTAAAGCTTCTAAAATTGCATTTAATGCTAATACTAAATCTTCTTTCATAATCTTACTTTGTATAATTTGGATTAACTAATCCGTTAGTGTTTGTAATGTATTCAATTTCTCTCTCTGAGATCTTGATGTATTCATGTCCGTCAATCTCAACGATTGGCACGATGTATTCGAATTCTTTTCTTACTACTGAAGATAAATTTCCTTCTACTTTTCTTTTGAAGATTTCGTAGTTCAATTTAACTTCCATTCCTACAGCTAGTTCTTGAACTTGACGTCCAATTGCCATTACTTTCTGAACCGCTTGATAGTCAATTGATGCATCTGTTTCCTTTTCTGTTCCAAATGACGCTTGTGGCAACCATAATCCTGAATCAGTCTTGGTTTTATTTCTTCTAGCAGATAAGAAGATATGGTTGAACATAGGTGTAATTGTGGATGCAATTGGAAAGTCTTTGATAGAATCCTCATAAAGCAATTCTTTGACTTCAGCTTCTGCTTTAGAGGTTTCTGTCGCGTCTGAAATTTTAGTGCTAAGGCCTCTATTGGTTTTGTCTCTCTCTCCAAAGTATCCTTTGATATCTCCTTGTAGTTCAGCTTGCGCCTTTTGGTGTTTGACATCTTCATTTACTTTTGCTGTTTTAATCCAAACTTTATCTTCCATGTTATTCATTTAATGTTATTAATTTTACCATTAGCATCTGTGCTTGTACACACGCTACTAAACTTGCTTCTTTAAGCATCTTACTTATTCTTGTTTTCGATGGGAATGTTTCAATCAAATCAACTAAGCTTGCGAATGTTTTCTTTACAATATTTACATCCGGATCTCCTTGAGGATTAAACCTGTATC